ATCGATCAACACACGGATATACGGAACGATGACCAATTGAGACTCACTGAGCGACCCATTAGAAACCGTGAGGATAATTGCCTCACCTTTACCTACATCTTGCGAACAAGGTAAAGTAAGTTTCCAACTCCGTGATGTATACCCGGAACACCCAGCAGGAAGATTATACAAATCCTCCACATGGTCCAGATAATCACGAGATTGATCCAGAGGATTATTAAGCATATCACGAATTGTATACGGACCGAACCCATCTGAAAGACCAGATAACTTCGACCGATACAAAGATATACCAATATTCATAGGTGCCAGATTTCCGCCTGCAATACCGCCGGTTACACCGCCGGTAATGGGCATTACGAAATTAGGATCCGTAGCTCCCACCATTTGGAAACCTGACAACTGAGAAGACAAGCCGAAACTCATTCCCACACCAAGCCCAGAAACAATAGCCAACTGCGGGTTCAGTGATTCAGCCACCGTATCCACAGATGGAACCCCGCCGGCAACAACCGTAGTATTAAGTTGTCCCGCATTCTGATTCACATCAGAAGTCACCGTACCGGTGAGCGGCCAGGGCAGGGGGAAATTGATCAGCCCACCACCTCCAGCACCAGCAAAGTTTAACGTCCCCGAAATGGTAGCAGGAACCCCCACCGATTGCCCAACAGTCAACCCTATAGCCGGAAGTGTAAACCCCGGCATAGTAAAGAAGAAAGGAGCATCCAATGGAGGTGTAAAATCACGAATAGTGATCTCCACCATATGGACACGATACCTTCGCGGTCGAACAGCAGAGCCCTGAATAGAGCTCCCCAACACCAAAATAGAAAAGTTGGTGTTGGAATTAATCGGGAAGGGAATACCCCACGTTTGACGCTGGGTAATAACACCTGCCGGATTAAGAGTTACATCAGGCACCTTCCACCGCCGTGTATCAGGATTACGGCTCATGAAAGACCTCCAGTCATTTTAATCCAAGAGCGTGATGTGAAGTCGAGCCTCCGAGACAAAGCTCCCGATACGGAAAGCTAAAATTGTCCCAGAGACATACCCCACTATACGCACCACCAAGAGCGCATGGTGTAAAACCATGCTAACCTTATGGTACATGTAGAGTCTCCAGAGAAGCCACGTGAATCAGGCAACGGTATTGATCCGGGTACGAAACGCCGGCGCAACTTGAACCGCGCCCACGCTACCAGCGTGGTTGTAAACTGCCACGTGGAGAGCTTGACCACCACCGATCATGACCGGTTGAGAGATGGACAACTTGAATTCAATACCCCGAGCAATAGCAACATCGGTGCCTGCGGCTGGCAGGTCGAAGCTGATTTCCTCAAGGAACAAGTAGTCATCCCGAGAACAGTCAGCCGGAACAGTGGGGTTGCGCACCTCCCAGACGGTAGTCGTGTTGTTGATATCAGCGACATAAATCGCCACACCAACAGAGTACGTGCCCGCTGGAGCTGAGGCAGAGGGAACAATATAAATGCTCCCCTTCACCTCATTAATGCGGAAACGCCCGATGTTCGGAGTAGACGTGGCCGGAGCTGGAGTGATCTTAGCCGCCTGGAAGGTAACCCCTCCTGCAGCGCCCAAAACCAAAGCAGCAATAGAGGCCAACCCATCCCAGGTGGTAATAGCACCCGCGACGGCAGCCCCCGCGGTATCAACCGCAGACCCGCCTACAATCCAATCATAGGGACGCCCGGATTGCGGGCCCATCATCTGAAAAGGTGACGGACCCCGGTACGCAACGCCCTTCTTCTTTCGAGTCATCACAAAACTCCTTCTTGGTTGAAAGAAAACATGACCACGATGCCTGGTAGTTATCCAGGAGTTTCTATGGGATCACAGACTCACGCGTTTCTCGCGCGCAATGGATAACAGTGTCTGGACTACTGGACTCCATCGCAGGTCGCAAACCGCAATCTTACCACGCTCTCCGTCGCCCACATTAAGCAGGTTATTAGCCACAGCCACCTCCGCATCTTGGCGAACAATTCTCCCCAAGGCTTCACGGAGATAACCTGTGTCATACGTCCACAACCACACACACAATTGTCTAAATCGTGGGTGGTGAAACGAATTATTAGCCTGCTGCAGGTACCGATACGTGTTGTACTTAGATAACCACTCCGCCTTAGCGGCGGGGGCACGTTCGTGCCCAAACATGTTGCATACAGCCCGCATAACAGGCCGCACACCCACTGACAGTCCCTTGACCTTGTAGTCGGTATAATGGTGATTTTGCAAATACACCACCTCCCTAGACGAGATCAAATTCTTATCAATGGTCATCTTAATGGTCATGCCTAGTTCAGATTCCAGGGTAGGTCCTAAAATAGTGATATCAGGGAGCCCCCGAAACGAGTACACCCCATCATCACCTTGGACAAGGGCCCGCAAAATAGAACCTCCATTTAAGGCAGCTCCATATGCAATAACCCACAAATTGACTAAACTATCAATAAGATTAGTCAACACAGACCCTGAAGGGATCCCTCGAGCCCGATCGCGAATTAACGCACCAGGAACGAGCAATCCAGTGCCCACAAAAGCTCTATGAATAAAGTTAATGCGGTCACGACAGCTTTCCCCAAACCATTCATGAAGAATTGCGAAAACTTCAGCAATCACCTCAAAGGGTACAGAAGCATCAAACCCACTAAAGTCTAAAGACAAATATGGATTCTGTGCATCACCTAGTAGCTGGGTCATAACTTTATCGACAGCATCAGGCCCCACTAACGCACAAAACGTAGGGAGCCGACGCAAATAAGTCGACAAGGGGACAAATATAGTTTTCTCTATATTTGCCAAAACCCTAGACCACTGAGTAATATACCTCGTCTTCGAGTACATATAGGGCCCACGAGCAACACTCCTGGCCCCAATAAGGCCATGGTATTGACAGGCCTCGCTCAGGGGAAACCCAAGCGATTCCAACCGGAGAGATTCAATTAAGTACTCTCTCCAATAGGAACGACCCGAAACGAATCTGGGAAAGCCCAAACTAGTATCGTTGGGAAACTTCGTAGCAGCCATACCTAAAGAAATAGGTTTGAGAGCCCCCAGTTTACCAACAGGGTACAACCTTCGGACAAAATCGCTAGCTACCCGAGCGGCCCCACTCTTTAGGACCACTGGATGACGCTTGCGCACAGCCTCCACTTGACATTTTAAAGAGTCGCCAACCATATGTTGCGTAACAGCATATGGAGGCCTCCTCGAAATGCTACCATGATGGCTTTGCGCTTCAAGCTCAAAGGTATCTAGCCCAAACGGTAGCGTAGACAAGTCGCAGGCAACCCACAACTTATCACCTAACCATTTTCTGGCCCGATCTTTATCGTAGCCAGGACAACGGTAGGACGAACCCAATATGGGCGTCCCATAGTCATCACCGACACCGGACCCAAAGGTTCCAAGGAAGCAAGCGACTTTACGCTTATCTTCCGGGGAACAAATCATCCGGTCGTTCTTCACGACCTCCTCCCACTAAAACTATATTGATAGCCACACCAAGACCCAACTTGAT